CTTCCGTACCATTTACACTTGTATTCTAACAAATTAACAAAACTACTCCAAGAACTATCTTGAATAGCTTTTGATAAGTTGTGGTTTTTCAACATGTTTTTAACACTTAAATCTTCTATACAAATCACTTGGTTTTCGTGAACTAATTTCGAAGAAAGTTTATGTTGAAAATCTTTTCGGAGATTGGTAATTCTTTCGTGAATTTTTGCTACTTTTATCTTTTGTTTGTTTCTTCTATTTGAACCTTTCAATTTACTTGAAAGCTGCTGCTGCTGTTTCTTTAGTTGGTTTGAATACTTAACAAGATATTTTGGATTCGATATCTCTTCTCCGTTAGACAAAAAAGCAAAACTCTTGATTCCAAGATCAACCCCAACAGCATTGTTTATTTTTGGTAAGTTATGAATAGTTTCTTCCACGGAAATAGAAACAAAATACTTGTTGGTTGGTGTTTTGGTAATGGTTGAAGTTGTTATTCTGCCTTTGATTGGTCTGTGTTGTTTGATTTGGATTCCGGTTTTAAACTTTGGAATATGGAGCATTCCATTTTCGATTGAAAGGCTTTGTGGAATGCAAATAGATTGTTTTCCAAATTTCTTTTTGAAATTTGGAAACCCACTTTGCTTTTTGAAGAATCTTTTATAGGCAATCTCTAAATTTTTAAGTGTTGTTTGCAAACTTTGCGAGTTTGCATCTTTCAGAAACTTGGTTTCTGGTTCTTGTTTTAAAAGAGTTAAAGCTTTTGCATTGTCATAGTAAGAAAGATAGTTTTTTGTTCTTTCTTCTTCGATTTTTTCTTTATTTTTTAGAAAATGTTCTTTTTCTTTGTTAAGAAAGAAATTCCAAACAAAACGAGAGCATCCAAACATTTTCGAGAACAACTGCTGTTGTTCTGAATTTGGATAGATTCTGTATTGATATGTTTTGTTTTGTAGTGCCATTATTCTATGCTTGATGATAAATATAACATAAGTTTTATTTTTCTAAATTATTCGCATTCATCTCACAGGACGAGCCTGTGAGTTTTCTGCTCATGCAATAAATTAAAATTATTTGCAAACTCTATTAGAGTTGTTTCTACCGTGTGTACTCTATCATCTGGATCAACCAAAATCTTGTTTTCTTTTGCCACTTTTAGTTTTGTTTTCCTCGGCAAAGAATTAACTGAACGCCATTTAAAATAAGATTTAATTTTTCCACGAGCTAACGCTTGTAAAGATTTTTCATTTAAATTTTTCTGGGCGGCAAAGACACAAATATTAAATCCAGAGTAAACATTACCGCATGGATCAATAAATGCATAATGCTTAGCACGAATATTATTCCTATTCATCTCAGCATAGCGAGATAAATTATAACATTTACTTCTATCACCAAAATTTGATAACCCAATAAAATAATTCTCTTCGTCATTCAACTCATGAATTGGAATTTCTTTTTTCACAATAGCAAACAAAAACTTGTCTTCCCCGTGCTTATTATAATCATTTTGTAAATGCTTGTTGTAGTGTGTATTTTTTCTCAAACATAACAAATGACTATATTTTCTCGCAGCATATCTAACCGTTTGGCCAATGTAAATTTTACCGTTAAAAGTATTTTTAATTGAATAAATCAAACCAGTTTTAATCATTTGATTTTCTGGGATATGACCTTCATAATTAACGTACAAAAAATTTCCAACCTTTTACTTCATTCAATTTACCGGAATAAAGCTTATAAAGACCACTTGAATCTAATCCATGTTCTTTGGCAAACGCAGTTAAACTACGAATATCAGAATATACTTTGCCATCCGGCGATATCAATGGAGCCTTGACTGGCATACTTTGTATCTTTTTCTCATTGTATGCCTTGATGTTCTCTATGGATTTTTGATCCATCATCGCTTTATATTCCGCATCATTCTTATATCTTTCATTTAAATTTTCTGTTTTCTTTGTTCCGATATCAATATATGTCTGGCGAAACTCCGCATCTTCTTTTATTCGTTTTCTAAATGTATCTCTGCCTTTGGGCTGTGATAATTTCAGAGTTTCTATAATTTTTTCTGTCTCTGCTGTATTGTTTGTCATACGTTCTGACATACACTGTGAAGCTGCATCACGGCGTTCTTTATTATTTTCCCATGAACGTATATGACCCTCCTGTTTCCGTTGTGCTGTTTCTGGATCAGACAATGCATCTTTTATAGATGCTCGTATACTACTAGCCTTTTCTGGATTACTCCACATCTTTTTCGCAGACGCAGATATCTTGCGTTTCGTTTCTTCAGGGTCATTGCTCCATGGGCCTTCTTTTGCCACTGCCCAAGTGTTAAAATTATAGCACTCTTTTCCAGAATCAAAATATTGATTGATATAGGCTTCTTCAATCAATAACCGCTCTTCCTTTGTTTTTCCATCTGTCCCTTCAACAATTTCAAACACAAAAACTTCTTCACCACATTTATTAAAATCTCTTTGAAGAAATTTGTTGCTATGTTTGTTATTGCGAAGTGCTTTTGAGTGTTGCTTCCAGCGCAATTTAAATAATTTAGATGAACCAATATAGATTCTTCCATTTAATTTATTTGTTATTTTATAAATACCAGACTTATACAAATTATTTTGATAATGATACTCCATATTACACCTGTATTTTTTAGATATACAACAGATATAACGTTTTGTCTCGTCAGATATAACGTTTTGTCTCGTCAAGCAATTAAAATGGTATACTTTGGTGGGACGGGTATGAACTGAAGTTGTTTTACGGTATTTTCAGCTTTACTTGCTTCTCTTTCGGCAATTTTATCGAATGTTAAATTATCTAATGATTCACGCAGGCTTGTTGTTAATTTTTCTTTATCTTCACGGCCTTGTGATATAAGATCATCGCCATTCAAAGAAAGTTCAGCACCAGGAATTGGAAAGCTTTTAAATTTACCACGAACTCTACCAAGAAGTTCCGTACATAAAGCTAGAGTAAGTTGTGCGATCCAATTTCTGCACCAGATATTTAATGAATTATAATTTAGTGGGCCAAAAGGAACGTTAAATGGGCCGTTGACCCCATAAATTTTATCATTCTGATAAGAAGCACCAGACCCAGCCCCTACTGGTGAATAAGAAGATCCACTGCTTACTAATGTGGAGGCAAGAGTTGGAAATGGGGATGTTCCAAATGTAACACGTAACCACAGTCTATTGCTAAATCCAGAAACTAAATTGTTCGGAGTAGGATAAATTCTTAGTGTTCTACCAGAAATTTTATAGCTAAAATGAGATCTACGAACCTTTTGTGCCGACTCCAACATACCGGCTCTCAGAATGTCTTCAAATAGCGGCAGAACATAGAAACGTGTATCTGGTATATATGATTCTACTGGCAATCCTGTAGCTACGAAGTTTGATGCAAGGTTGCTGTTAAATACATATTGTACAGGTGGGCCATGGAATACTTCGACCACCTGCATACTCCCAACAGAGCCAGAAGGCTGCTTACTAAATATCGTCGCACCTGTTGTATCAATCAACTCAGAATAAATATCATATGTCTGCTGACCATTTGTTAAATTGATATAGCCAGAATATGTTTGCTCTGATTGACCATAGCCAATAACACTTGCATAAGGTGCTGAAAGTGTTTTGAGAAACTCAAGGTTTGGCTGAACATACATGTCGGTGACATTTATGTTATTTTCATTATTCTGATTAAGACTACCGGTTGGCATACCAAGCAGGGATGATATATTTGATTTATTTTGATATTCAATCATCATTCCATTGAATTCACGAGTCGCTGTTTCAAAGCATGACCAAATCATTAATTTGGTTAATTCAACACCTAAAACATCCTCACCTAACATTCGCAAAACGAACGTAACCATGTTATCGGCATCTTGCTGATAAAGACTATAACGATCAAAAAAACCAAATGGAGTTGGATGTAAGGTGGTATTAAATGTACTGCTCATATAGTATAAATATGAATCAATTTCCTAACACTTTATCTGATAAATAAATGTTTTACAAATATTTATCAGAGTGCTATATTGTTAATAAAGTACAATGAAACAAACTATTATTAGGGTTTTATTAAAGAAAATGGTTAAGGAAGTTATTTTAGAGAAAGTAAAATTAAAATCAAAGCTTAATGTTTATGATTTTGATTCAACTCTTGCCATTACAAAAGAAAAAGTAATAATTAAAACCAAAGATGGCAGTGTAGTAAAATATTTAAATCCTCATGAATACGCAGAATATCAAAAATCACCAGATGAGATAGCCGATTATACTCTTTTTAAATCTGTAAAAGATGCAGAAATCAACAAACCAGTTTTTGATAGTTTTGTTCGTTCTATAAAGAATATATCTTCAAAAGATACGACATACATTTTAACTGCAAGAGGAAACGATTCAGGTATATGGATAAATAAATTTTTGCAAGACAATGATGTTATTTTTCCGCAATCCCATATAATAACTTTAGATAGTAGTGATCCATTAGATAAATCTAACTGGATTAAACACAAGATGATGGAATTTAGTATTTCTACCGCATTTTTTTGCGATGATAGCATTAGAAATGTAACCGCTGTCGATCTTCTAAAACAAGACCCAGATTTAAAAAATAAATTTGGTAAAACACTTCGTATCAAAACCAAGCATATTAAGATGCTATAAAGCAGAAAGCCCAGGATTTCCTGGGCTTTCTTTAATATTTATTGTTTTCTTACTAGTTCAAATCAGCGGCGGGTTGAGCGGCCTTTGCGAAGACCGGCACGATATGCAGCTTTCACTGCTTCCATCACTACGGCTTCTTCTTTTTCTGGCATTTCTTCTTCATGCATGCCTTCTTCATACATGCCTTCTTCTGGCATATCTTTATCTTCTTTATCTGCATGCATGTGACCATGCATTTCCTGAACTGCTTCTTCGGTTGCTTCACGGATAAGTTGTTTTAATTGTCTTACGGTAATTTTCATTTTATATTCTCCTATAGCCTATAGATATTATTGGCGTTGTAAATAAATAATATCTATTTACTTTTTTTCTTCATTCTTTTCTTTTTATCATCCATCGCCTTTTGAATTTTCATTGCAGTCCCAAAGACTTTTGCCGATGCAGCTTTACGTTTTTCTGGATCTTTAATTTTATACGGATCACCATACTCTGGTTTTAGTCTTTTCTTTATTATTTTCTCTACCGCAGCAGAAAATTTACCCTCCGCTAAACATTCAAAAATAACTTCTTTTACCAACTCCCCAATTGACTCTTTAATATTCATAAGTTTACCTCCATTAATATATATTTATTATCATGATTAAAAGATTATACAAGGCAATAAAAGAAGCTGTAAAAGGTAAACCACTTAAAGTACGATCCCAAAGATGGGATAATGTTAGAGAATATCATTTGGAAATATATCCAACATGTGCAGCATGTGGTCGTAATGTTAATACGCAAGTACATCATATTAAACCATTTCACCTTTACCCAGAACATGAATTGGATAGAAACAATCTAATAACCTTATGTGAAAACAAGGAAACTAAATGTCATCTTAAGATTGGTCACCTGGGAAGCTGGAGGAAGATTAATCCAGATGTGGCTCAGAGTGCTTCTGAATTCAAAGAAAATCTTTCAAAAACTATTGAGCCTTGATTTTTCCAAACCAAACATCATAGCTTTTATAAATAAAATTTTTGAATTTACCTAATTTGTAATTTAAAACCCCTCCAGAGGAAGCTCCCCAGTGAACTAGACATTCCTTGTCTTGATCCGTTACTAGCCTCTGGATGGTCTTTAAATCAATATAAAGGCATAGATTTTTATATTCTTTTGATGGAATATATTTCCTGATCAAATACGAAAACAAAGGATGATCTAAATTTTTATCATCTGCATTTTTAGAAATTACTGAATAGCCAACGCACTTCATTGTTTCTTTGTCATAAAAAAACAATGTCTGTAAATTTTCCTTCTCTTGTTCGAAATATTGAGAATGGAAGAAGTTTTTATCATAACCAGAATGCAATTGCCATCCATACTTCCTTTTCCCAGCTAATTCATTCCATTCATCTACAACACCAATAACATCAAGAGGACTAATCATTTGTTCGCTGATCAAAAGCTTCTTATCAAGACTATTAATTGTCTCTCTGTATTCTTCGTATTCTCTACCTTTAAATTCAAGGAAATTGTTTTTTGAAAAAGGCCCAGTGATTACAGCAGTGCTTTTTCCATAAAAACTCATGTATTCAGATTTTATTTTCTTAGTAAAATATCCAAGATTAATATCTTTGTAAATACCAATATATGATCTGGCAGACTCCTCATCAAAACATAAGATTTTATTCTTATTTCTTCTAATGGAAAGACTGTCTTCAATAATGGTTTGATTTTTTGATAACATTCCCATAACAGAATGTTTGTTGATATATAAATCTTTCATGCTCTCCTCATCACTACAATTGGTTCTGATTTATGAATAAAATCTTCACGCTCTTCAGCAGATTTTTTATATTTTGTAAAATGACCATGTGACATCTGAATGAAGTACCTGTCTACTTCTTCAAACCCATGTGCTTTACATACTTTGAGCATATCATCAAGGATATTATGCTTGCCATCCAAAACGGAAACCATATTAAGAATAAACACACCATCTTCACTAAGCAAGCCATCAATGTTTTTTACAACAGTATCCCACCAGCCGTCGATCCATTCCTGATATCCTCGGCCATCAGTACTTTGACCATTCTCTGATTTATCATAAATCTCTTTGGAAAAGTAAGGCGGTGAGGAAAATGCAAGAGAGAATTTACCCTTCTTGTCTTCTGGACAATATGATTCTGAACCCACATTGTTTAGTTCAACTGCAAAATCTTTTACATCACTATCAATGCCACCAATAAATTCTTTTATTTTATGCCCTGATTCAATGTTGGCTGTCCATGGATCACATGCAACATAATTCCTGCCACAAGACATTGCAGCAATCATTCGTTGACCAAATCCCATAGAATAATCATAAACCCAGTCGCCGTTTTTAGAATAATTTTCATAAAAATATTTTGCCAACAGACAATTAAAATTAGAAACAACAGCACTAGAACGTGTTGAACGAAATCCTTGCCGCAACATAGCGCCGTGAATATTAAAATATCCGAAATAACGAACAATCCTATTTTTTAATACTGCCATCAATGTCTTATCAGTATTAAAAGCCTCCAACATACTAGGAGAAGAATCCGAAGAAACATTGTAAAATTGCTCAGCAGTAAAATGCTGCACAATATCCATACCAGCACGATTCTTATTAGATATCTGCTTAGCTGAATCAGCCTCAATAGATTTTGCCTTTAACTTAGCCCACTCCTTAGACATTGCTAAATCCTTATGTCGTGGATAAGGGAATCCAGTAGATCTATAAAAGTCAAACAATTCTAATACCAGCTTTTCTCTTTCTTCTTCAGATAAGGATTTGGTGTAGTCTTTTGTAATATCATTACCGTGCCACTTTAAACATACCGTATCACCATAATCATATGGATCTTGACTGCTTGTAATATTGTTTGTCATTATTCTAACCTTATTTAAATTGTTCTGCTTTTTAATTCGCTGACCCTTTTTACCCGCATCACTCTCGGCCAGAGAAGAATGATCCTTGCAATAATCTTTAAATCCAAATGAAACATAACGAACTGAATTTAAGCATTTTTCATGCTTACACGGAGGTCTTATGCCATTAAGACAATAATCTATCGTATATTGCTCAGTTGTAATTTTGTGAAAAAATTGAACGTGTGTTGCAAAAGACCTTGCATTTGAAAAACTAATGTTACAAATTATGCATACCTGTCTCTTAATGTCATTTTCTAAAATAGGATTCTCATCTGTGGAGTATTTGAATTTTAAAGATTTAATGTGCTCAAATCTATTGGCACATACCGAGATTATTTCAGTGTATCTTACACCATAACTCATTGCAGCTTCTACCACACTATCATAAAATTTTCTATCATTCAAACAAATAACGGATCTTTTGTTATGTCCACCATGCTTACCTTCTTTTACAATATATTTCGATGCTCTTTCCTTATCAGCATATATCCATCTATAACCACCAAACGTTATTAAACGACCTTTACAGGCATTATAAATGCACCCTGCACCAATTCCCAATTCACGTTCCACATCAGATGCCGAAGGCCACTCTCTGATGACTTTGCGAGTATCTTTATCAATTTGTAGAATAGGAATTTTATTTTTTTCACAATCAGGTTTGTCCGTGTTTTTTGATAAATTATAACACCGATTACCATTATCGTAATATTCATTAATTATTTCCTGCTCCTTTGATAGTATTTTTTCACGAGAATCAAAAGGCATGTCAAAAAGAATTTCAAATTTAAAATTATTTTCCCCATGCAAAACCCAGGCATTTTGCATATGTGGATTATCATGCTTTTTTAATCGTAACCACTTTTTATGCTCCCACCATCTTTTAGTAATGTGAATGCTGCTACCAATATAAAATTTACCATTGGTCGTATTTGTTATTTTATATATTCCTCTTTTATGCGGAACAAATGATCTTGCCATATAACGTAATCAATCCTTTATGTTTAAAGGATATGATTTTTGTTATATTATGTACATGATTTAAAAATAAAAAAGGTGTCAGTACCGAAGCACTGACACCCTTCTAAACAAGCTGTTTTATTAAACTAGCCTGTTTTTTGGATCAGATGATGCTCATGTCTAGACAGGTAACGGTAGCATAAAAATCGGCTCTAACCATTTTTTTCCCGTATCTAGTCATAATCCCTTTTCTTGGGGTGAAGTCATCTTGTGCGTAGATGACTGGAGTTAGAATGAGGGGTACGTATGGAGCATAGATATACCCTGATTCTAGGAAGGTTGAACCTTTGAGGCCCACGAGAATTTTGTTCACTGGGAAGTATGGGTCAACGAATACTGAGTAGCGACCGTTTACGGTGCCGACTGCTTCTGCGCCGATGCTCATGTTGTCACGAACTTGGCCATCTGAGTCGATTTTGTAGTTTGCACGGTAAGCAACGGTTGCTTCAAGAATGGTACCAACTTCTGGTGAGCAAACAAGGAAGTTGCCTGAACCACGAAGGGTTTTCTTGTGGATGACGTTGGCTGCGTCGGTGATGGTTTCGATGAGGGTTTCGTACCATTCACGGACGGTGCCGGTGAACTGTGGACCGGGGTGGGCGGTGGTTGTACGGGAAACTTCTGAACCAGTGTATTTGTTAACGAAACGACCTGGGGCACGGCTCCAGAAGTAGTTAGCTGCTTGAGCTTGGGTAAGGAGGTCGTTTAGAATTTCACGGTCGATATCGAGAGTGATCATTTCTGAGAGAATATTGGTAAGCTCAGCTTCTACATCGATTGAGTAGAATGCAGTGAGGTCTTGAGCCATTTCTGGGGACCAACGTGCACGGAGTTTACGGGTTGTTGCTGTTACGGCAACTGATTCAATTTTGATGTCCACATCTGGAATCACTGGCTGTGCTGGGCTGGTTGCAAAGTTGGATTCAAAGCTTGGAATGGTGAGGGTTGAACCATCAGCATTTACTGAGAGTGAATCGCCAATTACAACTGAAGCAGTTACTGCGGTTGTTACTGCGCCAAGACCAGTGCCTGGGAGTAAAACGGTACCTGCGCCATTTGCAACGTTCATTACAAATAGAACGTGTGAGCCATCGAATGGTGCTGGGGTGAAGGTCAGTGCTGATGCATCCCAGTTGCCACGTTGGTTGAAACGACGGAAGTTTAGTACGCCTTCGCCAGCCTGATAGGTCGCTGGGACAGGTGAGAATACTTGTGCGCCACCGACAGTGCCTGAAACACCGAAGCCAACCAGAGCAATTTGATCAACTGATTGAAGATCTGCACCGGCAACTCTGTCTGTAAAGTGTGAAGCAGTCATAACAAGGAATGTGAAATCTCTTGCGGCAACTTCTACATCAGCTGCGAGTGTTGGGTCATATGAACTGAAACGAGCATTGTAACCAACGTTTGCGGAAGCTGATGCAACGGTTGAACCTGTTAGCCAAGTGGTGCCGCCGTACCATGAACCAACAAGAATACCTGATGAGGTTAGTGTGGTTTGGACGTGGACTTTTGAGTAGCCAGAACCGATTAGGTTATATTGACCGCCAGCTGCAAGGGCACCTTGGGTGCGGATTGCGGAACCGGATGGGTTGGTGTATAGTGAGTTACCACGAGCATATGTTGCTGCCCCTGGGTCTGCTGTGGTTGGGCCACCTGTTGTTATGCCATTTGCTGGGTATCCTGAAACGTTTTGACCAGCATCGCCACCAACGTATGAACCGTAGGTGTAATCAAGATAAAAGAGCAGACCTGATGGTAGGCTCATTGGTTGTACGGAGACTACTTCGTTGGCAACTAGGCCAGCGAATACTCTACGGACGATTGGGAATGCAACGTTGGTAAAACCAGCGACTTGGCCGCTAGAAGCCATACCTGCTCCACCTTGGGAGAGAGAAAGGCTTTCGTTAAGCATTGAGGAACCGCCACGAAGAACTTCGCAAGCTTGGTTTTCAAGAAGGCGTGCCATCTTTTCTTTACCAAGGTTTGAAAGACCTTCTAGTAGACCGGTTTTGTTCCATTTGCCGACAATGCGATCATTGCCTGCTGTTGCGCTGGTACGTTGAATACCTTCTGCGAGTTGTGAGAGTGTTAGGGTTTTTGATAACATTTTATTTTCTCCTTAATATCCTTTTAAATTCACTTAATAGTGTCAATTCTAAATATATGCTGATTTCAAGATTTCTTCACGCCAGCAAGAATTTGCCAGCGAGTAGTGTCGAAGCCGGGTTCGTTGCGACCTTCATTAAGGTTGCGGCGACCATCTACAGATTCGTTCATCATCCCTGATTTTTTAGCTGTATTTAGGACTTTGACGATACGATTGTAAACTTCTTTAGCTTCGGAAATAGTGCGAGCACTATCTAGATACTCAACGATTTTGCGCTTTTGTGTCCCAGATAAATCGTCTCTCACAAAAATTTTGTTTAAATAGAGCGAACGTGCGGTAAGAAGTTGGGTTTCTTGAAGCTGTCCACGAAGAGCTTTGTTTTCGTTGACTGATTCTTTTTTATCTTCTTCTTCTTCTTCTTCTGAATCTTTAGATTCCAATAGGCGAAGTTCTTTGCGAACTAGCTTACGTACTTCTTGTAGGGCTGCGGCGTCTTCTTCTTCGCCGTCTTCCATATCTTCCATATCTTCCATATCTTCACCGGCATCTTCTTCGCCGTCTTCCATATCTTCCATGCCCTCCATATCTTCATCTTCGTCGCCAGTGACAGGTTCGCCATTAACATTAACATTAACATTAATATCTTCTGCGCCTGCGCCATCAAGATCGATATCTAGAGTTAAGCTATCATCTTCTGCTTCGGCTTGTTCACGTAGTGCACGTAGACGTTTGCGAGAACGAGCGGCTTCTGCCACTACTTCATTTGCATCTAGTTCAAGCACAACTTCTTCTTCCGTTGCATCAGCATCATCGTCTTCGCTCATGAATTCAGCAATTTCTTCTTCTAGCTGTTCTAGAAGAGATTCTGCTGATGGTTTCCCTGGCCATTCATTTTTTTGCTTGGTTGGGAATTTAGCTTTTTCAGCTTCGGCTTTTACATGATGAGGATTGCCAGAAGCTTTGTGGGCATGTTCTGCATCGCCACCTTCTGCATCACCAGCTGGATCTACATGACCAACTGCTTTTTCAAATCCCTCTGCGCCTTCGAAGAGTGATTTGGCGAATTCTTTTAATGAGTCTTTTCTTTTTGTTTGCATATTATTACCTTTTAGTAGTGGAATTTTGGTATAACTATATATTAAATTCAGATTTTCATGTAGCAATTCCAAGCGTTCTTCATTAAAAGAAAAGAGTCTAGGGGAAATTGCATTATTTTCCTTGAGATTAATTAAAGTTGTGTAAAGAGAATAAATTTCTTTTTCACAAGATTCTTTAATAAAAGTTTTATTTGTTTTATTTGTTTTGCGAAGACCTGTTACCGCTTCTTCAAGTTTTTCAAATTTTTGTTTATAATTTTTGTATTCTTGAATAGGCGCAGGAGGTGCATTTGGGTCTACCACTGGCGCTGCTGCGTTTGGAGCAGGGGCAATTGGTGCTGGCTGTGCAGTAGGAACTGGTGCTGGTGCAGCTGGTGGCATTGCCATTGGCGCAGGAGGTGCATTTGGGTCTACCACTGGCACTGGTGCTGGTGGAGGTGCAGGAGGTGCATTTGGGTCTACTGCTGCTACTGGTGCATTTGGGTCTACTGCTGGTGGAGGTGCAGGAGGTGCATTTGGGTCTACTGCTGGCGCTGGCGCTGCTTGTTCGGCAATTAATTTAGAGACGGCGCTGTAAATTTCTGCCAAAGATTTTGGCATTTCTTCTGTTGGCGCAGACATTTCTGCCGGTCCCGGTGCTGGTGCTTGCACTGGTTGTGGAGCAGTCGGTTCTGCGGCCTCCGCTGGTGCGGGTGCCATTTCCGTTCCTGCTGCTGCTGGTTTTACTTCTGGCTGGAATAATTGGTCTATTGGAATTGTTATTCTTTGTCCACC